GTTCAAGAATGTAAGTGAAATGAGCATGCCATACTCTTATGGCAAAAATAGTGACTATATTAGTCCAAGATCCTCTATCAGTCTTTGTCAGAAAGCATATGCTAATGTACCAATTTTTAGAAATGCCGTTGACGTAATGGCTGAGTTCGCTAATTCTGATCTTTATTTAGATGGAGGATCAGAAAAGTCTAGGACTTTTATTGACAAGTGGCTAAATAGAATAGAATCCTGGAAATTAAAAGACCAATATTTCAGAGAGTACTATAGGTCAGGTAATGTATTTATATATAAAATTTCTGGAAAGTTTAACTCGGAAGATCTTATAAAGTTAAATCAAGTTTATGGTTCTGAATCAAAAATAGCACCGAACAGAAAGATACCCGTCAAATATGTTTTTCTCAATCCTTATGATTTTGTAGCAGAAAGAACTCTTACTTTTGGAGAGAAGAATGGCGTATATAAAAAATTATTAAGCGAATATGATCTAGAAAGATTAAAAAATCCAAAAACAGATTATGACAAGGAAGTCTTTGACGCATTGCCAGACGAAGTAAAAGAAAAAATTTCTTCAAAAAGTTATATGACAGATGGAGTTAAAGTATTTCTAGACTCCGAAAAGTTAATTTATTCATTTTATAAAAAACAGGACTATGAACCATTTGCGGTTCCATTTGGATTTCCAGTACTTGACGACATTAACTGGAAGATGGAGCTTAAAAAGGTAGATCAAGCTATTACTAGAACTATAGAAAATGTTATACTACTAGTGACCATGGGTAATACTCCAGACAAAGGAGGGGTTAATCCTAATAATCTTAAGGCCATGCAAGATCTTTTTAGAAATGAAAGTATCGGCAGGGCATTGATTGCAGACTATACAACTAAAGCTGAGTTTATTATCCCTGACTTAAATAAGGTTCTTGGCCCAACAAAATATCAAATTGTTAATGAAGATATTAAAGAAGGTCTGCAAAACATTATTGTAGGAAAAGAAAACTATTCTAGCACTCAGGTAAAAGCTCAAATTTTCTTAGAGAGATTAAAGGAAGCTAGAAACGCATTCCTTAATGATGTCCTTCAACCACAAATTAAGTCAGTATGTAAGGTAATGGGTTTTAGAAATTTTCCAACAGCTAAATTTGTTGAGATTGATATTAAGGATGAAGTTCAGCTTCAAAGAGTTGCATCTCGGTTAATTGAAATGGGTATTATTACTCCAGAGCAAGGAATGACCGCTATCAAGCAGGGCATTTACCCGAATCCAGAAGAGCTTAGTCCTGCGCAAGAAAAATTTGTGGAAGACAGGGAAAAAGGATACTATACTCCCCTTACCGCTACTCAGCCTATTCTTTCTGAAGATGATCAAAAAATGAAGGAAGAAGCCCATGACATGCAAATGGAAACACAGAAGACAGCTCAAAAGGTAGCAAAGAATCCACCACAGCAAAATCAAGACCCAAAGCAAAGCGGTGGCCCAAAAGAAAGAGGTAGGCCGGCTGGAACAAATACTAAGACAGATAAAGTTTTTGCATCTGATACTCACAGTAGGAAGGATATTCAAGATGTCGTATACGCCATAGAAGGCTTACAAAAATTTTCAGAGCAAGCTTTAAGAAAGCATTACGACAAGAAAAGGCTTTCGAAAGAGCAAAAAGAAATGGTACTGAATTTATCCCAAAGTGTTGTTATGTCGAAAGATATATCAGAATGGGAAAATGAAGTTCAAGCATGTATTGAAGATTTTAATAATATAGAAAACCTAGATGTTATGTCTGATATATTAGATTTAAGCCAAAAGCATGAAATCACATCTTATCCTGCAGCAATACTTTATCATAGTAAAAAAATAAACGATAATAAATAATTTTGTGTATTTAAATGTTATGGCACTTCCTTTTAAATATATCACGAACTTTACGGAAAGTATTGCAGTTTCACAAATCAAGCAGGAGGAGCTAAGTTCTTTTGCGTCACTTGATCCCCTTAAGGATATTATGCCGAAGGACATTGACCTCGAGAAGAATATCGATCTTGTCGGAGTTGTATTTAATGCTGCGGTAGCTAATAAATTCAATAAGAACGGGGACGGAATAGATTCTAAAACTGCTGTTGCAATCAAAGATTATTTCATCCATAAGCCCACTAATATTGAGCACAATAAAAAGAAAATTGTAGGTCATGTTGTAGGAGCATCTCTTTCTGACTTTGAGACAAATGAATTAATTGAACCATCGGAAGCGGAGCAAGCTAGTGGTCCATTTAATATTGCATTATCTGCAGTTGTATATAAAAGCGCTAATCCTGAGTTTGCTCAATTAGTTGAAGATTCAGTAGACGAAGAAAATGTAAACTATCAAATGGTATCTGCTAGTTGGGAGATTGGGTTTAATGATTATGCCATAGCAATCGGCGGAAAAGATTTAGATAAGTGCAGAATTGTCGCAGGCGAAGAAAAACACGCCTATTCAGAATTTTTAAAGTCTTACGGTGGTAACGGGAGGACTGATGATGGAGAAGAAGTAAGTCGATTAATTATTGGCGATATATATCCGATTGGAATTGGCTTTACAGCTAATCCAGCAGCTGAAGTAAAAGGTTTAGCAGTAATTGAAGAGGAGCTAAGCAGACAAGAAAAAGAAGGCTCTGAAGCTGAGGTTTATGAAAGAATAGAAATATATAATAATATTTTTGAAGAAAAAACTTCCCATTCTGAAAAAGGCGATGTAATTTTATGCAAGAATCAAAAACCAGAACAAATTATGGAAAAAGAAATTCTATCACAATTGACAGAGACCCTCGAGGCTCAAGCATCTGAAAAGAAGCTTTCCCAAGAGGCGATTGCAAATATCACCAAAGTCTTTCATGACGCGATCATCCAAAAAAGTGATCAATGGGAAGCCGATAAGGTTGCCCTTGAATCAGAAAAGGAAGAGTTGCTGAAAGCTTCCGAAGAATCTTCGAAGCTTATTGAAGAACTTAAGACTGAAGTCGCTTCGGTATCCGAAGAGCTTGAAAAGATCAAAACCGAAGTTAGTGCTCGTGAAGACTCTGACCGCTTTAATGAGCGTATGAGCGAGCTTGACGACATGTTTGATCTTGAAGACGAAGACCGAATCATCCTTGCTTCTGAACTCAAGGGACTTGCTCCTGAAGGTTATGACGAATATAAGGAAAAACTTTCTGTTGTCTGGAAGCATAAGACAAAGGCTTTCAAGGAAGAACAAGAAAAGATTTATCAAGAAAAATTGGAAGAAGAAGTTCAAAAGAGACTCGCCGAGCTTTCCGAAAAGGGAACCGAAGTCGAAGCTTCTTCCGAAGAAGTTGCAGAAGAAGCAATCGAAAATGTTGAAGCCGAAGAAGATTCGGTTGCTAACAATGACGCTTCCACTGCAGAAGAAGAACTCTCCTTGAAAGAAAAATTCAAACAAGCTTTCAGTAAGGACAACGTAACAATTCAACTATAATATAGGGGACTAAATAAAATGGCTAATAGACTACTTCCATTCAGACAATATAACGAACATTTCGTAGTAAACATGTTCGCTTTGAGCACTGCTCATCTCGATCTTACGGATGTTACTGTAAATACTCACGCTAACTCAAGCCTGCACGACGCCGGCCTTCTTGTTAAGGTTTCTCTTGGCACAGGAGACCTTGGTGCCGGATACGGCGGAGATGCTGCTCTCAAGGGGTATTTGGGTAAAACAGATTATCCCCATATAGGATTTAACGAAAATCCTGAAGCTGCCGGAAAGATCGGTCCAGCTGGAGCTCAAGACGCAGCAATTCTTGGAGTAACCTTGAATCAAACGCTTACTTATGACGAGAACGGAGAAAAGATGCTCTACTATCGCCAGAAAGCTCTTGAGCATCAAGCTGTTCTTCCTGGTGAAGCCGTTCCGGTTCTTACTAAGGGAATTATCACAGTTGGTGAAAATGCGATTGGCGCAAGTGCCCCATCCGCTGGCGGATTGGTTTACGCTGGTGCCAACGGAGTGTTTACTGGTAACACCGCAAACACAGTAGTAGGAAAATGTCTCGCAGTTGGTGACAGGAACGATCAGTATGATTCAAAAGCTGAAGATTACTACGCGACTGACGGAACTACTGGTAAGTACTATGTAATCCAACTTGACCTTTAATTTTTAGATAATAAAGAGAGGACAAACCAAAAATGAAAATCACACTTAAAAGAACTGACGAACAAGTAGAACTTGTGAAGGCGATGGCCTCTCGTAATAGGGACGTTGCTTACGAAGCTCAACAAGCTCTGGCCGAATTTATCGGACCAGTATTGGCTGAGGTCGTTAATCAAGCTCCTACACTGAGTAATCTATTCACGAACTTCCAGTTTAACGAAATGGACAGCCCGAGCATTCCTCTGGATCTGTACTATGACGTTACTGCTCCTGACTACGTAAAGGTATACAGCACGACTGTTCCTGGTGGGCTTCCTACCAACACCGTGACCCCTACCGTATCGGAAATGAAGTTCAACACCTATCGTCTTGATAGCGCCGTTGACTTTGACAAGCGTTACGCTGCCAAGTCCCGCATGGATGTTGTTGGAAAGACCTTCACCCGGATTGCTCAGGAAATCCTCATCCGTCAGGAGTCGACTTCTGCTAACCTGATCCTTGGAGCTCTTGACGCTGCTGAGACAAATGGAAATAGCCATGTTGACACAAAGACTCCTGGTAGCTCCCTTATTCTCGACGATTTCAACAAGCTCTTATTGAAGGCTAAGAGGATCAACACCGCATGGACCGGTTCGGCTCCAGAAGGTGGACGCTCTAAGGGTATTACTGATCTTATCATGTCGCCCGAGCAAGTCAAGGGTCTTCGTGAGATGGCTTACAACCCCGTCAACACAAACAGCCCAGCCGGTACAGATATTCCTGCCACGGATTCGATGCGTGACGCTATCTACAACAACGGCGGAGCTCCTGAGTTCTTTGGTATTAATATCATGGAAATCAATGAGCTTGGCGCTAATGCCGGAGCAGGCAACAATGAGAAGTTCACCAAGGTATGGAACGGTTTGAGGGGCTTAACTGCCACAGATCTCGTTATCGGCCTTGACCGCTCTCGTGAGTCTCTCTTCCGCGCTGTTGCTCTTGACGCTGAAACCGGTTCTGAGTTTAGCCTTCTTGCTGATGATCAATATAGCGTTCGTCAGTCCAAGATCGGTTACTACGGTTCGTTGGAAGAAGGTCGCATGATCCTTGATGATCGTGTACTGACCGGAATTACCTTCGAGTCTTAATCGGTGGGTTAAGTTCCCAACTTTTGCAAAAAGTCCACCGCAAGGTGGATTTTTTGTTTATAGAGGTTATAATATATAAAAAGGAGAAAGGATATCCAATGCCAAGAAAAAAGACAGTAAAGAAAACACAAAAGAAGCAAGCCAAGCCAATTGAGTTTGCTGATGGGAAAGATCACCTCAAGGAAGAATCTGCAGAAGCCAGAAACCTAGAAGAGATTCTAGGCAATAATGAGCCAAGTCCATTTGGAACTAGCAATGCATCTGAGTTCGAATCAAATCTTGACGGTATGAGCATAACTGAAATGCAAGAGCTGGCAGTTAATGCTGGTGTTTTTCCATCTGGAACAAAGCTTACGCTTAAGAATAAGCTTACCAAAGCATTCAAGCAGCATAGCTTAGGATCTAATAATGTAGTTCAGGTAACGAAGCCAATCGTTGACCCTGATTCAGAACAAGGCAAAGCCTTGTTGGACCTTATTAAGAACCAGTAACAATGACTGAAGAATCTCCTTGTCCATCAACTGGATATGATTTATCTATAGGTGATTGTGTAGATTGCAATTTTTTAGATGAATTAAATCAAATTGGAGGTCTTGCTAGAGAGCTTCTTGAGTTTGAGTTTAGTTATATCACAGGCTCAGGTGCTATGCGGTCTGAGCTTTATACAATATCTGGGGGGCTTAGTGGTAGCTTAGGAGAATTAAACGTATTACTTAATCAATCATTTGTTTATACTGGATGCGATGGAAACCCTTATCCTAGATTAGGTCTTGAAGAAGGTGAGATTCTTCAGCAGATATATATGAGGGATTACAATGTTAAACAAGCCCAGAAAACTTTAAGGGGCTTGTATGATAATAACATAGAATCTTCCATAGCAGACAACGAAGCCGAGTGGATTGAGTTGACAGAAGGAGACACAACCATCCGTAGAAGCCCCGGGAGCCTATCTAATTCTGCTTCTAATAGAATGGGAATGAGTAAGGACTTCCGAGCCCTTTCAGAGGCCGCTAAAGAGAAAATAAAAGATTTAGTTTACGCATACAATATGTATGGCGCTCAGCCTAGACAGGTTGCAGGGGATGATGCTCCTATTAGTGGAAGATATTAATCAATATCTTCGATATTACCCATAAAATCAGAAGGATTCTTTTCTTTTTCTGTTTGTTCTATTTCAGGTATAAGTTTCCCGTTTGAATCGGCATGGATATTCTTATTCTT